ATTCCTCATCTTTCTTGGTAGTTGGTTTTGGTGCTGGTGCTGCTGGTGGAACTTGGCCAATCTTGATTAGAAAGTCGGCTTGCTCCTTTGTCCAATCGTTCATCGATTAGCTCCATTCCGTTAGGGTACTTATTGCGATGTCGCAAGTAAGTAAGTCTCCGGAAGCGATTGATAGAACGCTAGGTGCGCTCACGCTTCCAACGTTAAATACAATGCTGGAAGCTTCGAGAAGCTGAAACACTCTTACGATGTCGGTCTCGATTCCAGCAAGGTTGCCCTCGTTGTCTAGCAACGGGACAAGGATGGTAAGTTTAAAGTTAGCCATTGGCGCGATAGATGTGTAATCGTTATTGCTTGGCACAATATAAGGATCATCAGGTGTGACTATAACGCTGTTAGCAATAGGCGTGGCAGGTGGGAACGCGAACACGCTGTACTTAGTGTTATCCGCTAAGGCACTCGCAATGCTGCTTCGAAGGGTTGTTATTGCTGGCATTAGCCCACCATTGAGTTAGGGCTTAAATATGGTGCAATCAAGCCGCGAACGCGAGCGATGAGCTGAGATGACATGGCATACATTGATCCGATTGAGCCGTCTGGGTTCATACCGTTGCCTGAGTTGGTCTGGCGAGATGTCCAGATAGATACGCAGATCATGAGGCTTGCCTCTTGGATTGCTGGAACTGTTGCTGGGTCTAGATAAGTCTCTGCTGTTACCAAGCCGTAAGGATTGACTGGGTGGTAAACGGCAGGAGTGTTATTGTTGCCACTAATTGCATAAGTGATTGAATAATCGCCAACGCCTGTGATTGTCTTGCTGCCGTTGTGCTTAGAGCCTGAGCCGCCAATGACGACTGTCTCTCCTACATAAAATGTATCTTTTACATAGTCATTAAAATAAGAAGTTCCTGTTGTTGCTGTATTGCTATGTCCAACAATAGGAGTTGTGTTAGCCCAGATGAATGGAAGGAGAACGTTGTCAGCAGCATCGCAAACAGACTGCAACACGGCATCAGTATAGAGAGTGCCAACGCCTAGGGCGGTGCGAAGCTCTGCAACTGTTGTGAGTGACATTGTAATCCTTTCTAAAGACTTGAGGGAGCTGCAAGGGCTCTGGCAGCCCCCTCAAGCGACTTAGGGTATTGCTATTATGTAAGGTTGAACTTACGAACGCCCTTACCTGACTTAGCAAGGTAGATAGCGAGGTATCCGTAGAGATTGATTTCAATCTCGCCAGATGTGAGAACGTTTACACGGAGCTGAGTTGTTGGTGACTCCCATGTGTAAACAGATGCTGGAGCAACTAGGAACGCTGAGTTATCAACGATTCCTGATGTTGAGATATTGTGATCAACGATAAGGTCAGTTCCAAGAACTCCACCTACGACGCTTGTAGCAACTGCGTTGCCTGATGCGTTCTGTGTTGCGCCTTGTGCTGAGTAGAGTGCGCGACCTGTTGAGTCTGCGTATCCTGCGATAGCAGCCCACTGATCTGTTGATGCAACAAGCTTGTTAGCGAAGTCTCCGCCTGTGCCCTTGTATGCTGCTGCGCCTTCTACAGACACGAATGACTGAAGTCCAGCTGCTGTTGCTGCTGTTGTCGCTGCTGTTGTACCAGATGCTACGAACGCTGCTAGAAGGGCTGCGTCTGTTGCCTTCTCGTATGCCTTGCGAAGTTCTGCCATCATTAGTTCCATGAACGCAGGTGATGAGCGATCTACGAGCTCGAATGAAACGCGCTGTAGGCCTGAGAACTTTTCGATTGAGATAGTGTCATAAGCAGATGTCATGCCTGTCTCAGATGGTGCTGAACCTTCGTTTGTGTCTGCAACTGTTGGTGCAACGTCAGCTGTAGATGCATTTGTGTAAAGGCGTGGAACTGTGAATGACATTCCATCGATACCTGCAAGTGAACCACGTGTAGCTGCTTCAAATGCTGGGCGACCTGTGAATGTGTCTGTGATGAATGTGTTGAGGTGTGATGGGAGTGTCAAACCTGTGTTAGTTGATGTTGAATCATCTGCTGCACGAACTGTGCGGCGTGCTTCGTCATCGCCTAGAGCAGCTTTCATAGATGCTTCTAGGTACTGTGCTGATGAGATTGGAGCAATGCGCTCACGGACTTGCAAGTTTGCTGCAACTGTTGGGCGAGCGGCTTCGACTGCTGCTGCTTCAACTGCTGGAGCTTCTACCGGTGTAGTGGTTTCTTCCACGACTGGCTCGCTTTCTGGTTGGATTGGTTCAGCAGGGAGTGATTCCTCTGCTGCGATCTCTAGCACCTGAGCAGACTTGAAAGCCGGTTCAGTTACAAGAGAAACTTCTTTGAGACGCGCTGATGAGACAACAATGTGTCCATCGCGTGAAGGCTTTGATGCGATTACTTCAGCACCAACTGAGAGACCTGAGACAAGTCCTTCTTGTGCCTGAATAAGAGCATCGTTGCCGCCTGTAGAGCGTGAGAGCTTGAAGGTTGCATAGATTCCGTCTGCGCGTGTTTCCGCAGCAATCATGCGACCAACTGGCTTCTTGATATCGTGCTGTGAAAGCAACTTAATCTTGGAGACGTCAGCAATATCAATAGATCCTGCTTCGAATACAACGCCGCCCATGTTGGTGTTGCCAATCTCGCCTGTACCCATTGGCACAATCTTGCCTGAGATTTCGCGGCGTTCCTCGCTGCACTCGATTGATGATGCTTCGATTATTAGATGTTCCATTAGCTCATTCCTTCGCTTCCGTTAGGAGTTAAGTCTGTCATTTCCATCGCTTGCTCTGTTGAGATAAGTCCAAGAGTTAGAAGCTTCTCGATAACCTGAAGTTCAACCAATGGGTCTGCCTTTAGGAATGTATCGAATACTGCAAAACGGACTTCATGGCCTGATGTAGAGATATCATCCATTGAAAGGCGTGTCTGAATGGCTTGGATGTAAGGCTCGATAGATAGAGCAAAGAATTGCTTGCGCTCGTCTTGGACATTGGCATAAGTCATTGTGGTGTTCTGATCTGCTGACAAGTAATACGCTGGCACGTTCATAGCGCGAGCAATCTCAGTAGATAGGTTCTGAATTGCTTCGTTGTACATCATGTCTTTAGGTGAGAACTGTGTAGATTGGAAATCAAGGGTAGATGTCAGGTAAGCAGTAGAGTTATTCTGACGGCTGCGCTTCCAAGCTGCGAGAAGGCCAGAGACTTCGTTAGGTGGAAGGTCTGCCCCTGTATTCTTTAGGATTCCGCTAGACATTGGAGTAGCAGAAGCAATTGCAGCTGCTTTGTTGATATCAATAGCAGATTGGATTGTGCGACCAGCGCGCTCTAGAACGCCCTCATCGAATCCCTGAATTGTGACAATGTCATTCATGTCTATTGGGTAAGCATCGACATAATACTGGGTAATCATGATGCCTTCGAGGTCAGTTGTAAATGTGACTCGTGAATTAGCAATCCATTCAAAGGCTGATGGGCGACCATCCTCGGCGTAGCGCTCTGTGATGCGAAGGTAAGCCACTCCGTAGAATAGGAGAGAATCAACGCACCAAGTTAGGGTCACGAATGATGGCTGATTCTTTGAAAGTTGATTGATCCATCGAGGCGCAGCCATAACTTCACCGGTGCGCTTGTTGTAATACTCAAGAGGAATAGATGCGACTGTTCCGCAGATTAGGTTACGAGCTCTAGCGACTGAAGCAACACTCATGGCATCCTTGCGAGAGACTCGAAGGGCAATCGCGTTATAGATTGACGGAAGGTTCTCACCCATGACTTGCGGTGCAGCTTGCGCTTCCAAGATTTGCGGCTTACGCGTAAAGAGACCCATAGGGGTTAATTATACACTAGATGTAGGTCATTCGGAGTAAATAGCCGCAATCTGTTGTGGTTTCGTTAATTGGTGAACAACCATTGCAGTCGAGATAGCACCTGATACATCGCCAGCACTCTTGCGTTTAACAATGCGCCATGATGAATCGTTAGTCTTAGCTGCGCAGTTGTTCATTTGTTGAATCCAGTTCTCTTGACCGGCATGAACTAGGCGATGATTAACCAAAGCATCCAATAGATCACCGCAAGCCTGATAGAACGCAGCGCCCGAGATATCCATAACAATCTGACCTGCGTTAGTTAGGCGGTCAGCGATTGATTGGGCTGTGTACTTGTCAAAGCAAATTTGGCGCGGTCTGTATTGGTCAGCCCAGCCTTTGATTTCAGCAGCGATCTTTAAATCATCCACCGAGACTTGGCTTTCCCAAGTTTGAAGTATTCCAACTCCGATGCGACCATCTGGAAGTATTTGTCCAGCAACCAAACTTGCATTTCGGCGAGATGGACTGACATCGAAAGCAAAGACTGTATAGCCGCCGACCGGAATCGTGAGCGAGGAGTCTGAGGTGTCCTCAAGTACGCCATGAGGCCAAGGGCTGCTGAGAGAGTCAATCCATTGACATAGTAACTCAGTTCTAGTGTTTTCAATCGGGCTAGTTGCAACTGCTTCCTCAAGTGTTTCCTCGCTTATCGTATAGCCAAGTGCAGGGTTCGCTTGAGCCCAGCCTTGTCGGTCTGTGATCTTGCAGTATTGGGGAGCGCTGTACTCGTAAAACCCAAAGCTCTTTGGCGGGTTTTCTAAGGCACGTTCTCTTAATCCGTTTAAAACTGTCGAGAAAGCGTCTCCTGCATTTGAGCAAAGAAGCGTGTGAGAATTTGGATGCGCTCTAGTCGTAGGAATTGCAGCTCTAAATCCTTCCTCGCTGATTTCTCTGACCTCATCGATGAATAATAATCCGTTGACTGATCTGCCGCGGCTACCGTCTCTAGTCGCCGCAACAACATCGAGCCTTGTTCCAGATACCATTTCAATAGATTCTGTTCCATTTGCATATCTGATCTGTTTAACGAATCCCTTGAGGTGGTCATTGTTCTCCAATACTTGAGTGACTTGGCGGAATGTGTCGAGAGCCATAGAACGGTTTGATGACATGATTAGAACGTCAGTATCCCATTTTAAGAGGTGAGCAAGAATGAGCATACGGGCAAGGTGGGTCTTACCGTTCTGCCGAGCGATAAGTAGCAGGTTTGTCTTACGAATCCAGTTGCCGGTCTTATCAACCGTCAGCATGTCCTTCAATACATGCTCCTGCCAAGGCAGTAAAGGCATCTGGATTATCTCGCAGAGGTCTTTGACATCTTGGAGCTTGGTCTGACCTTTAAAAGGTATTGACTGAAGCCTTGGTTTAGTTGCCCCTCGCAGGGCTTTGGATCGTTTGGCAGCCATCGGGTTAGTTCCCGACCGGTTTGGCTGTAAATGGACTGTCCTCGTGGATTACCGACTGTGTCGGAGAGGGATTCCCTGAAAAAACAGGGGGGGTAGAAAGTGACCCTAAAAAAGACGCTTGTGAGCGTGAACCTTTAAGTCCGTTGCACTTGGCGCAGCAAGCTAATAGGTTCTCTAACTCGTGTCCACCGCCCTTGGCTCGTGGAATTATGTGATCTACCTGTGTTGCTGTATCACCGCAGTACTGGCATATATAACTATCTCGTTGCAGCACACGCTTGCGTTGGTCTTTCCAACGCTGTGTGCCTAACTCTCTATGCGATGGCTTCACGAAACTCCGGACATGTGTAGCAAAGCGTACTCTTTAAGTTATTACATCTAGCACAAGCAAGGACTAAATTGTGTGGTGCGTCTGTGCCGCCCCTAGCCTTAGCCAATATGTGATCTACCTGTGCTTCCTCGAAGGTCATCATGTAATCACAGTAATGGCATCTAAGTCCATCTCTTAATACAAGCTCTTTCTTATATCTCCTGTAATTCTTAGGCCATGAACAGAATCCATGTTTCATTTTGGTTATTCGGGTATGAGATCTAGGTGGCTGTTTGCCACCCTTCTTAACGCTAATACCCTCATCTGTTGCATATTGGTAAATCCAAGGGCGTGGAACTTGTAAAGCGTCAGCGAGCCAAGTACCGCCCATTTGGGCATTGTCTTTTATAAACTCTTGTTCTTTCAAAGTAAAGTGATTCTTACGTGGCATTACTGCCACCCCCTAGTTTTCAAATGATGTAACGCCTTACAGTAGTTAGGCTCATCATACTCTGTTACGCCATATCTATGGCTTACATAGTACCAATACCACATGAATTGAACGTCATCAGGCTTAGCCTTTAGGTAAGCACTTCTGCCTTGATAATAACCATGATGACTACCATTTACTGCATATCTGTTATTACTAGATTCCTTGAATGTAATCAGATCATGACAAGCTTCTTGTTTCTCAGTTAGTAATCTATCTGCTAATTGATGAACGCTTTCAATAGGTCTTATTGAGCCTTGAGATATAGGACTCGGTACTATAGATAGAGCTATCCCAATAGCGATTGCTACCGAGCGAGCTATCCGCGAAGCGGCTCGCTCTGAGCCCTTGATGGGCTCTAGCCCGTAGAGTGTACCAAGCCTGTCAACTACATTTCTAAAAGTGCTGGTCAGAACGGCGTTTCGTTTCACAGTAATCTCCTATCAACAGGCTGTGGATAACTTGTTGCCAAATGTGGATAACTATTTATCAGTAGAATAGAACCCAGTACCCTTGAAATGGACTGCTGGAACAGAGCTGTAAACCTTATTCATTGGCTCATCACAGAACGGGCATAAAATGTCATGCGGCTCGTGTACAGCCAGAACATGATCTAGTATCGCTGTCGATTCACAATCATCGTTGCGGCATTGGAATTCATAACTAGGCATTAGACACCTTGCAAGTACGGCATATCACATTGACCAACTTCCACGATCCGCATTGTGCGCATCTTTCAGGTTCTAATTGTACCGAATCCTGCTGGATATCTCCGTAACCGGACTTAAGCAATAGTTGAACCAAGTCACTAAACCGCATGAAAGCAAGATACTCGGAAGCATCTTCACCCTGTCCATTCATACGGCACACCACGAACGGCAACTCCTGATGAGCTGCTGCTCTCTTAGTGGCTTGGCGCAACCATGCTAGAGGCTGGAAGTCTGTCCTAGCTTTAATCTCAACATCGAACGGAACATTGAGAATATCCTTACCAGCCCCTCGACCAACGCTAGCGCTTCTCCACCATTGCGATAAGTAGGCTGCAACTACTCGCTCGGTACGATAGCCTCGATCCTTTCTATGGCGTGTCATAAGTGAAGTTTATCCTCGCACTTCTTGCACAACCATTGAACTAGCCCGTCACCACGGGTGTACTCGTTACACATAACATCGTTGTCGCATAGATCGCAATTAGTCCAACCGAATGAACCGGCATTGAAGTTATATGTGTGACTCATGCCTTGCCTGCTGAATTAACTGTGTGGCACTCTTCGCAAGTCCACTCATGAAGCAAGTAGCGACTCTTTATCTGTGATCTAGTTGGAAACTTATTACACAACTGGCATATCAGCTTGTAACCCAGTTCCTCAAGCAGTTCAGCATTAGCCCTAAGATTGGCTCTCTGCTCTTCATTAGGGAATTCTTCCCATTCACCATCTTGGTTTAAGAACTGTATATATCCCATCAGCGCTTCACCTGAGGTTTCCATTGTCCGGTCTCTTTATCAATCTCGTACCAGATAGGCTCGCAGCGTTCTGCATCTCCGAGAATCTGAGCCATGCACTTCCAATGACCCCAAGGCTTACCTGCCTTAGAAGTTCCGGTCTTCCATACACGAGCACCATGGATACAACTCTCGTCTATCGGAGTGCCACCAAGGACAGCCTTGACCGTCTCTACAGCTTGCTCCATGGTTGTCACCGGTGCAGCACTTGAAATCTCCCATGGATCACTCGCCTTCTCTACTGGTATGTATTCCTTCGATGTATCTGCCATCTTTGCTTTGACTTCATAGAGCTTAGCCTTGACTTCTTCATTGGCTTTGACCTTCTGCATATCCTCACGGGTAGGCTTCTTGTCGGTATCCAGAATCAAGCTGAGAGCGCGCCCTACCGCAGAAGTAACCGTATCCTCTACATAGAACTTGCGGATTGATACTGGGTAAGTCGATGCAACTCCGAATGCGTAATCAACGCCTGCTGGCAAGGTATCTTCATGCTCACGATAAACCTCTGCCATGGCTAGGACTTCGCCCTTAGTGTTGTCTAGGCTAATAACCTTGGTGACAATCCTGCCGCCCAAGTGCAATTTTTGAAACCTTGAAACACGATCTGCAACAGTCTCATAATCATCTAGGTTAAACATTTTGCTCCCAATCCTCTACACATGATCCGAAATAGAAACATGGACATTCTTCACCTTCACACATATAAGTCATTCTCCTCTGTATGTAGCTGACCGGCTATAGCGAAGTACGCTGCGCCATCGATGTAATTGTCTGGCTTACCAGTCTCCATGCTCCTTGCGATTTTGACCAATGCCAGACACATTGCCACCTGATAATCTGTAACTGGCATTTCGAGGTATGCGCTCCAGAGTGCTGCTGTCCTTTGCATATTGTCTGACGGGTGACCGTAATCAAGTCCTCGGTCTTGGATAGTAGCTCTCGCTTCGTTGAGGTAATCACGAGCGTTCATCGATTGCCCTGAAACTGGCGTTCACGATCTTCATAGTGACGGCGTACAGCCATTCTGCCTTCGACCTTGCCGTCTGAGTTGCCTGCGTAATATCCCAGCCCATAAGTGATAACCGAGAAGAGAAATGTCATAAGATAAACATTCATTTCAAGCCCTTTCTGTTGTTGTTAGGGCTAGATTACATCAGGCGTATGCGACAGCCGCCTTTTTTAGATAACGAAATGATAACGATTTGAGACGGGTCTTCATCTTCAAAGTAGGGAATTCCTATCTCAGCGGGCGCGACCATATACCTTGCCCTGCACGATAAACGTGCCGTTCTTTTCAATGTGGATAATGTCCACCTGTACGTTAGATCCCTTGACGTACATGATGGCGAAGGCTTGCTGCCAATTAGCCGTTCCCTTGGTGTATGAGGCTTGTCTGAAGTCCATGAGATTACCTACCTCAACTCCATGCAGAACACGCCCTAAACGGCCGCCAGAGGCCTCTGTGAAGGCGCTACGCCCTGCCCTATGAGTATGTCCTGAGATAACGTTCTTGCCATGCCTACGGGCTGCCTCAAGGGCTGAGAGCCCACCCTGCTGCTTGATGGGCGTATGGTCTCCATGAACTGCAATCCAGTTAGGAGCTATGTTCATAGGGTTCTTATGGAAGGTTATGCCAAGCTCATCGAACTTCATGAACTTCTCAAATCTCAGCTCTGGCAAGGATAGGAATGAGGGTATCTTTTTCATGATGATGTTATATAAACGATCCGTGTGATTAGAACGCAAACAATCCGTGACCCCCAATTCCCAGAGTAAGTTCACGCAACGGTCTCGGTCATCGCCAAGGCTCTGCTCGTAGGCTTGAGGTGTTCCCTCTGACCACTTGCTTATGGTCTGGAAGTCAATCTCGTCACCGATTGTGACTGTCTGGTCAGGTTTAAACTTCTGTAGGAATCTTGCTATGTTCTGAGTTAGATGCACATCCTCGAAGGGAACTTGCAAGTCACTCAGAATTACGATTCGCTTCATTTAGTCCTCGTCGTCATCCTCGTAGGGTAGATTATCGATGCGATTGGGTAGGTTAGGGATAAGCCAATCTGGGAAGCTGTCACGATCTGAAAGAATCCAGAAGGCATGAGTCTCTGAGAATCCAGCTTTGCGCAAGGACTTATAGAACTCGTTCAACGCTATCGCGTAAGCATCTAAGGCGTTGTAAGTGTCTAAGTCTATGACCGGTCGCTTTCTTGCCATAGGATAAGTGTTACTTACCTAACAGCTCGATGATTGTATCGACACGCGCTTCTAGTCGAGAAACCTGATCCTTAATACTGGAGCCTGAATTAGGCTTGAGCTCTGATAGGTAATGCTTAATCATGAACTGGACATAAGCTGCAACGCCGCCAAGAACTGTGATGATAGCGACTGCAATTGCCGCGAAGTCCTGCGCGGTCATTTCTTAGGAGATGCGTAACCGAATACGCCTGCCACGATTGAACCAAGGATAGAGCGATAGTCCAAAGCAAAGTTTGAGGTTGTACCCCATACTGCTAAGAACGCTCCAAGAGAGACTACTGCTGGGTGCTTCATGTTCATAGTGTGCCGCCTATCATCGGGATATTAAAGAACGAACCATCTTGGTCGCCTTGCTTAGTGAAAGAGATATGGCAATGATGGTCATGCGGATTGATTCCAGAATACTTGCGCCAGCGCCAGCCCATGCGAGGGGAAGCAATCTTTCCTGCGAATATGATGTAAGCAATGCGCTTGTCAGACTTTGCTGCGTGTCGAATCTGATCCGCAAGGTCAGGCATGAGGTCGGGCTTTTTCTTTCCAGCCAAATCCCTGTCAATATCAATGGCTCTGACGATACCCTTTGCATCAGGATTGTGGTCAGAAGTACGCGCTGAATGACGGGTATCGCCAATCCACCCGTCTGAGGTTCTATCTCTGTCTGGGTAAGAATCATCTATCTGCAACCTAAGCTGTTGCGCGCTTTTGCTTAGCAATGGCTTCACAATCTGCACACTCCCATCGCTTAATGTTGTTTAGTAATAAAGGCTCATGACCACACTCAGGCATTGGAGCAATGAAGGCATCATCTACTGGATCGTATTGATAGCCAACTCCTGCATAGTTGAATCTGATGGAACTGTTATAGCTCGTGCGAACGCACTTCTGTCCTCTAAATTCACCGTACCAAGTCTCAGGGTCTTTGCCTTCGATTAGTTCTGTCTCGTCAATGCCAACAATGACTTCTGTGACAATGTTGTTATCATCTAAAAATGCGTAATGTGCCATTATGACCAACTCACATTTCCTGTGCCAGCAGTAATTGTTGTGACCTTATCGCCACCAACAGTTGTTGTTGAACCTGTAAGTCCAGCGCCGATCGTGATTGTTGCGCTTGATGGATAACGAAGGATAACAATGCCTGAACCGCCTGCTGCTGATTGGTCTGGGTCTGATACTGGAGTCCAGTTACCACCGCCACCGCCGCCGCCGGTGTTTGCTGAACCTGCTACTGCTCTTAGTCCGCTTGAACGCGCACCTGTTCCACCGCCGCCTGCACCACCAACGTTGTTGCTGTTTGTTGCACCAGCACCGCCACCACCGGCATAGGTTACTGATGATCCAGTAATACTTGAAGCTAAACCAGCACCACCGAAAGCATTGCTTGATGTTCCACCAGCTGCGCTAGCGCCACCGCCGCCACCGGCTCTGCCGCCAGCTGCTGCTCCACCTGCGTTGCCACCTGTTGTTGCAGTTCCACCTGTACCAGAACCGTAACCACCTGCGCCACCGCCTGAACCGCCGTTACCGCCGCTATTAGTATTCCATGCACCAAAGCCGCCGCCTGTTGCAGTTATTGATGAGAATACAGAATTAGCGCCTTGAGAACCATTGCTAGATAGGCTGCCAGCACCACCGGCACCAACTGTAACTGTGTAAGAATTTCCGAGAGTGAGTGATTGTGATCCAGTAAGCATTGCGCCTGCTCCACCGCCGCCGCCGCCTTGGTTACCGCTGGCATCAGCGCCGCCGCCGCCGCCACCGGCTACTACAAGGTAATCAGCGGAAAGAGGACTAGGTGGTAAACCAAAGAGTCCTGATGTGATTGCGCCAATCATTACGCAATAGCTCCAACAACGTACCAAGTGTCAGTTGCTGTCTTAATGCAAACTGCTGTTTTGTACTGAGCCAAAGTTGGAGAAGCTGCAACTGCACCTGCTGAGAGGACTGTTGTTGTGCCTGAAGTGACTGCTGAGATTGTGACTGCTCCAGCGCCCTTGTTAAGGACTGTAATGGCTGTGCCTACTGGGAAGGCTACTGAGGCATTGGTAGGAATCTTGAAGGCTACGGCTGTTGCCTTGTTCATAGGTACTAGGGTCTGATACGCATCATCGAGGACTGCTGTGTAGTCTGCTGTCTGATCTGCATCGACTGTAAAGGCTACTAGCCCGTTGAACATAGAAGCAGTTAGGATATCTCCTGTTACCGCTGGAAAGCCTGTTGCCATTTATATCTCCTAGTAAGTCATTGCACTCACGCCAATTATACCGCGTTCTGTGCTTCCTATGATGAATCCATCGACGATGGGCTCAAGTGTTGTTACTGTAACGCTCATGCTGTTAGGGCTGATATTCCACGATAAGCCCTGCACCTGTAAAGTCTTTGTGATGGTTGAGCCATCTGGCTGGATATTGGAAATCCGTAGATTGTCGAAATACTCCAAGCCAATCATTGTGTTAGTTGGTACGGCTGGATCTAATAAATCGACCAACATCTGATCAATGCGGATAGTTGTCTCAGCTCTAGTTGCTACATAGGTGGCAGCGATATTAAGGGCATTGGCATCTGTGTCGATAACTAAGTCCTGAGCGCTGTACTGGTGAGGGAAGTATCGGGCAATGCTGTCTGCGTTCTGTGCGAACTGGGCTGTGCCGCCGTAACGGGTCATCTGCGCCTGATTGATGATGAGCTTGTCATCGAAGGCAAACACTAGGTTACGGTAAGGAATACCGCCGGTTTGATTGAACTCGATAGGAGTGCCAGCGATAGATGAGGCGACTGTATTTCTATCCTTGAATACGGCTGTGCCTGAGCCGTTGATAAAGAACGCGCCCTGCTCTGAGAACTCTGCGTTCTTAATGGCGTTAAGGCTTGTGCGTAGGGTTGCAGGGTCAGCGATGCAGTTAGATTGACCAGTTGCGATTGTGCGCATATTGGAAGGGAAGTCCACTTGATCGAGAATCTTGCCTATGCGTGTGCCGGTAGATTGCCCTGCTCCTGAGTCTGCGACCGTTGTTACCTGAGCCAAGTTGAACAAGCGGAAGGCATCAGCTACATAGATATCGACATAGCCCATCTGCTCGGCTTGGTCATAGGTATATCGATACTCGGTTGTATAGCCTGAGAATAAGAACTCCTGCGCTGTTGCAGTTGTCGCTGCAATACGAACCTTGCGTAGAGGCACTAAATAGCCGTAGTAAGGGCTGGCTGTGTTCTGAGGGTTAAAGTATGAGTCAGGGTCTGTAATGCGTACAACGGCTGTGCCAGCAACATAGGTATCGCTCTGGATATCTCTGCCTCGGTTGATAGTTATGTTTCGAACGTTAGGAGTGAGATCAACAATAGGAACTGGAACTGTAGATGAGCCAAGTGTGCCAGTACCTAGAACTCCGTACTTAGCGTCACCGATTGTAAATGGATAGCCGAAAGTCGCACCTGAGCTAAAGTCAAAGGATACGGATATCTCGGCAGGTAATGTCATCGACCAGCGAAGCTTCCGTAAGTTCTGTTAATGGCTGAAGGGATGCCTGACATCGAAGTATCTTGCAGAGCTGATGCGACGGTCTTGCCATCAATCTGCACAACGATTGGTTGAGCCTGTCCGAATGGAGTTCCAATATAACCTGAGCCATTGCCACCGGCTTGTCCGAAAGGTGTGCCTAGCTGTCTGATGGCTGCAGCCTCTTGTGATGATCCTGCTTGTCCGAATGGTGTGCCAACAACGCTAGGAGTCACATTAGTAGGAGTTACTGGCGCTGTGCCGCTTGCACCGCCTGAAAGAACTGCTGCTGCCTTCTTAGCTAATCCGTTGAGGTATTCCTCTAGGTAAGCAAATGGGTTGCGAGCATCGGGAAGGGTTTGCCATAACTTGTAAAGATTGCCTGTTGCATCCTGTGACATAAGAATTTGCTTAGTCAAAGAAGTGGCTACTGCCTCGTTGCCGCTAAGTAGGGCTAACTGAGCCTCAAGGCGAGTTCTTTCCTCTTTCGATAGATTGCCCTGCAACGCAGCGATAATCTGAATCTGCTCTAGGTCAAAAATACTTGCAGCCTTCTTGAGCGCTGCTTGCTTTTTCTGCTCTGCTGTAAGTGCCTTAGTTGCTTTGATTTGAGCATCTTGAAATTTCTTTTGCTGTTGCTGATATCTTTTCTCTGCAGCTGCGCTTGAGTCATAAAGATTAGTCTGTGCGCCGCCCATGAAGCGACGGTTTGCTCTTGGTCGGGCTTGTGTTGATTGACCTAGTTCAGCCAGTTGCCCCAATAAACCATACTTAAAGTTAGCAGTTAGAACCTTACCTAGTAAGCCACCTGAAAGAGATTTATCTACCGCTGTGAACTTTCCAGCAAGTGCGCCAAGCCCACGAACAACATCTGCCGTAAAGTTAGATAGATCAGACATTGCATCGGCAACGTCTTGGATGTCGCCATCTTTGCCGCCTGCTAGGGCTAGAGCATCGACTAAGCCTTTACCAATTGTCTCTTTAGCGTTCTCTGAGGCAACAGTAAGAACCTGCAATTTCCCTGCATAGGTATCGAGGAAGGTTGCGTTTGCTCCTGAGAACTGCTTATTGAAGCGTTGCTGGACTTCTGTGAATGAGACGGTTGTGAGCTGCGCCTTAGTTAGACCGAGGTTGTATTTTCTTAATCCTCTAGTGTTGCCGTTATAGGCGTTAGCCAAGTCCTGTGCGACGGTTGTCAAATCAATGCCGCTACCGCGTGAGGCTTCGATAGCCATTGTCAGGAGTTCTTGAGACTTGGTTAGTGATCCAGTTGTTGTGAGTAATGCTTGGAAGGCTGGGCGCAACTGGTCATCGAGGACTGCGCTGCTTGACTCCAACTTAGCAATGTAAGTATCAATCTGAGGTTGCGCAAAGGCTAGACCTAGATTCTTAACTGCTGTAGATAGACGATTGGCTGCAGCCTCATCCTCTGCAAAGGCCTTGACTGATGCCTTGCCAAATTGAACAACTTTAGTAAATGCAAATACTGAAGCAAGTTGCTTGCCTAGTTTGCCAACTGCCTTGTCAAGTGAGTTAGTGGCTTTCTGTGCTTTTACGAAGGCTGGTTTGCCGGTGAACTCCGACGCAATATCAACTCTTAAATCTGCCACTAGACTGGTCTCCTTGCGTTGAACTTAGCCGCTGAGGTTTCAATGGCTTTAAGGACTCCTGCTGTTGCCTTGCCACGATCCTCATCAAAGGCTCTAAAGATTGCTCTACCTGTCATTTTCTGGCCTTGGCCAACTAATTGACCGCCGAGCTTGGGAGTAAACTTTCCAGTAACTCCGGACTTGCGACCTGCTGTCTCGTAGATTGCTCCAGCAGCAGACTTATTAAAGATAGATGCCAAGGCTCTAAAGCCTCGACGGTTTGCCTTGCTTGGGCTGCTCTTGTAACTAATACCTCGACTAACTTGGCTTCTGTCATAATAGCGATTAGCCCAGCGACCCTTAGCGTTTTCACGCTTGAGCCAGCCTGATGGAACTTCGCTGTTAGAAGGTAGGAATCCTCGAGCGTTCTTAGTTACCGGCTTGAGAAAGTTAGCGATCTCTTTAGTTGTTTCTTTAGCCAAGTCTGGTTCAAACTTGCGTAAGGCTTTACGAAGTGCGACGGCGCCCTGAAGCTGTACTGGCATCCTTACGCTCCTTCGCTATGTCCTTAAGGACTTCTAGATGTGCCTTGAACGCTATCGCCGGTAATTCGACAATAGTTTGAAACGGAACTCCATACTCGTAACTAAGCCTAGCTGCGAGATAGGTGAGGGAGTTCCGATCTACCCTAAAGGGTCAGACTCTAGAACCTCAACTGACTTGAGGGTCTCTAAGAATCCTTCCCCGAAAGGTTTGACCGTTTCACCCGAACGACGGATTGCTTCCCAGCAGAGCCAATAGACATCAGATTGTTTCTGATCCTCTATCAGCGCTTTGTGAAAGCCTTTCTTGGCGTATTGCTCGAAGGCATACTCAATCAGGGGAGTTATTTCAAACTCCTGTACTGAATTGTCAGCCCTTGTTACCTTTAGCTTTGCCATGTTAGCCCCTTAGTTTCTTATTAGGAAGTTGTTACTGCGATTGTACCTGACACGTTGAATGTAAGGCTCTGTGTTGAGAGATCAGCAACTGAACCGTTAATATCGGTTGTGTTGTTGATGAGGCAAGTCATTGAGTAAAGTGGGTTAGCTGCTGAAGTTGCTGCTGATGACTGCTTTACTGTGATAGGTGCGTTTGTTCCCCAGATGCCCTGAAGGGTCTGAAGGACTTCACCTGTTGCTGTGTCATTGAGGAAGTCAATTGTGATTGATGATGCTTCCAAGCCCTTAACGAACTTGTGACCTGAGTCACCCATTGCTGTCACTTCGAGTTCATCGAATGAACGGTTGATTGTTACTGCTGTGACGTGGTCTGAGAGATCAACTGAATTGACTGTCAAAACTACGCCATTGTTTAGAAATACTGCCATTTCAGTTATTCCTCATCTTTCTTGGTAGTTGGTTTTGGTGCTGGTGCTGCTGGTGGAACTTGGCCAATCTTGATTAGAAAGTCGGCTTGCTCCTTTGTCCAATCGTTCATCGATTAGCTCCATTCCGTTAGGGTGCTTATTGCAATGTCGCAAGTAAGCAAGTCTCCTGAAGCGATAGAAAGCACACTAGGGGCGCTCACGCTTCCGACGTTAAATACAATGCTGGAAGCCTCTAACAGGCTGAATACGCGAACTACATCCGCCTCTATTCCAGCAAGGTTGCCCTCGTTGTCTAGCAACGGAACAAGTATAGAAATCTTAAAGTTAGCCATTGGCGCGATTGAGGTGTAATCATTATTTGATGGAACGATATAAGGATCGGCAGGAGTAACAATTACTGAGTTAGCAATAGGAGTCGCTGGTGGGAAAGAGAACACGCTGTACTTGGTGTTATCCGTTAAAGCGCTTGCAATACTGCTTCGTAATGTGGTGATGGCTGTCATTAGCCCACCATTGAACGAGGGTCTAAATATGGAGCAATTAAGCCACGAACGCGAGCCATGAGAGTGTTTCCCATGCGGTAAGGGCTAGGGGTGTAACCATCAATGGAGACTCCGCCGCTAGAAGGAGCTTGGCGGCTCTGCCAAATATCGATAGAAATCATCAGGCTTGCTTCTTGAATTGCTGGAACTGTTGAAGGATCTAAATAAGTCTCTGCTGCGACCAAGCCATAAGGATTAACTGGGTGGAATGGTGTCGCTGTGTTGTTGTTGCCGGTAATGGCGTAAGTAATTGAATACTCGCCAACTTCGGTGATTGTCTTGCTTCCGTTGTGCTTAGAACCTGAGCCTGTAATAACTACAGTCTGTCCAACGTAAAAAACGTCTCGGACTGGCTCATCAAAATAAGTTGTTCCTGTGTTGGTTGTATTGCTGTGTCCAACCGCAGGAGTCGTGTTAGCCCAAATGAAAGGAAGGAGAACGTTGTCAGCAGCATCGCAAACTTCTTGCAATACGGCATCAGCGTAGAGAGTACCAACGCCTAGCGCTGTGCGAAGCTCTGCAACTGTTGTGATTGACATGTTTTCCTTTCTAAGACCGAGCAGGGGCGGAAGGGCTCCGCCGCCCCTGTCGGCGTACTAGATTTCGCTTACGCGAGGTTGAAGCGACGAACTCCTGCGCCACCCTTAAGAACACCAATTGCGAGGTATCCGTAGAGAGCGATTTCGAGTTCACCTGACTGGAGAACCTGAAGGCGGAGCTGTGTTGTTGGAGACTCCCATACATATACTGATTCTGGAGCAACCAAGAACGCTGACTCATCAACGATTCCTGATGTAGCGATATTGTGATCAACGATAAGTGAAGTACCAAGTACGTTGCCTACAACAGATGTAGGAACAACTGCGCCTGATGCGTTCATTGTCTGACCCTGTGCTGAGTAGAGTGCGCGACCTGTTGTGTCTGCGTATCCTGAGATAGCAGCCCACTGGTCTGTTGATGCAACAAGCTTGTTAGCAAAGTTGCCGCCTGTGTTCTTGTATGCTGCCGCTGATTCTACAGAGATGAAGCTCTGAAGTCCTGCTGCTGTTGCTGCAACGCCTGTTGCTGCTGTTCCTGAAGCTGTGAACGCTGCGATAAGTGCTGCGTCTGTTGACTTCTCGTAAGCCTTGCGAAGTTCTGTCATGAGAAGTTCCATGAATGCAGGAGATGAACGATCAATGAGTTCCCATGAAACACGGTTAAGTCCAGCAAACTTGTTTACTGTAACTGTGTCGTATGTAGATGTCATGCCTGTTTCAGATGGTGCAGCACCTTCATCTGTGTCTGCAACTGTTGGAGCTGTTCCAAGCTTTGGAATTGTGAATGACATTCCTGATGCTGGAAGTGCTTGACGAGTTACTGCCTCGAATGCTGGGCGGCCTGTGAATGTTGTTGTAACAAATTCATTGAGGTGCTGTGGGAGTGTTAGTCCTGTGTTTGTTGAAGTTGAATCGTCAGCTGCAAGAACTGTGCGACGAGCTGAATCGTCACCCATTGCTGCCTTGATTGATGCCTCAAGGTATTGTGCTGATGTGATTGGAGCTGTGCGCTCTTTTACTGTTAGTGCCGCTGCAACTGTTGGGCGAGCGGCTTCGACTGCTGCTGCTTCAACTGCTGGAGCTTCTACCGGAGTGGTAATGTCTTCCACTTGTGGCTCGCTTTCTGGTTGGATTGGGTTTTCCTCTGCTGAAGTTGATTCCTCTGCAGAAATTTGTAAGACCTGTGCCGTTTTGAAGGCCGGCTCGGTGACAAGGCTGACCTCTTTGAGGCGAGCTGAACTTACGACAATGTGTCCATCGCGTGATGGCTTTGATGCGATTACTTCAGCACCAACAGAGAGTCCGGATACTAAACCCTCTTGTGCTTGGATAAGTGCATCATTGCCGCCTGTAGAACGTGAGAGCTTGAAGGTTGCGTAAATGCCGTCAGGGCGAACCTCTGCGGCTGTCATGCGACCTACAGGCTTTTTCATATCGTGCTGTGATAGCAACTTAATCTTAGAGATGTCTGATACATCGATTGAACCGGCTTCAAATACAACGCCGCCCATATTGGTGTTGCCAACTTCGCCTGTACCCATTGGAACAATCTTGCCGCTGATTTCGCGACGTTCCTCGCTGCACTCAATAGAGGCTGCTTCGATAATTAGCTGATCCATTAACTTAGTCCTTCCAATCCGTTAGGAGTTAAATCTGTCATTTCCATCGCTTGCTCTGTTGAGATAAGCCCTAAAGATAGGAGCTTCTCAAGTACCTGAATCTCAACCAATGGATCGTTCTTTAAGAATGTGTCAAAGACTGCAAAACGAACCTCGTGCCCTGCTGTAGAGATATCGTCCATTGAGAGACGGCTCTGAATAGCCTGAATGTAAGGCTCAAGGCTAAGAGCAAAGAATTGCTTGCGCTCATCTTGGACGTTGGCGTAAGTCATTGTTGTGTTCTGATCTGCTGAAAGATAATAAGCAGGTACGTTGCAAAGGCGAGCAATCTGAGTAGATAGATTTTGAATTGCGTCGTTATACATCATGTCTTTTGGACTAAATGCTACTGGTGAGTAATCTAATGTTGAAGTTAGGTACGCTGTCGAATTATTCTGACGAGCGCGCTTCCAAGCTGCGATAAGACCCTGCACCTCGTTTGGCGGTAAGTCTGCTCCTGTGTTCTTAAGGAAGCCAGCAGGTTGTGGATTTGCTGAGTTCTGAGCAGATGCGCGTTCTACGTCGATGGCAGCCTGAATAGTGCGCCCGCCACGATCTAGAACTCCCTCATCGAATCCTTGAATGGTAACGATGTCATTCATGTCGATTGGGTTAGCATCGACGAAATACTGAGTTACATGGATACCGTAAATGTCTGTTGTGAAAGTTACGCGAGTGTTAGCAATCCACTCAAAGTTTGCTGGACGTCCGTCCTCTGCGTAACGCTCTGTAACGAGCATATAAGCCACGCCGTAGAACATTAGGGAGTCCACTAGCCAAGTAAGGGTTACGAATGAAGGCTGTGACTTTGAAAGCTGTGTGATCCAACGAGGTGGGGCAATAACTTCACCTGTGGACTTCTTGTAATACTCAAGCGGGATAGAAGCAACTGTTCCGCAGATTAGATTGCGGGCACGAGCTACTGAAGGAACGCTCATCGCATCATGGCGAGAGACTCGTGGGATTATCGCGTTGTAAAGAGCCGGAAGGTTCTCACCCATTACCTGCGGTGCATACTGCGCTTCGATTACTTGTGGCTTACGCGAAAAGAGACCCATAGGGTGCAATTATACACTACATGTAGGTCATTCGGAGTAAATAGCCGCTATCTGTTGTGGTTTCGTTAATTGGTGAACAACCATCGCTGTAGAGATAGCACCTGATACATCACCGGCACTCTTACGTTTAACAATGCGCCATGACGAGTCATTAGTTTTGGCTGCGCAGTTGTTCATCTGTTGAACCCAATTCTCTTGACCGGAATGAACTAGGCGATGGTTTACTAAGGCATCAAGGAGATCGCCGCAAGCCTGATAGAAGGCAGCGCCTGAGATATCCATGACCATTTGCCCTGCGTTGGTTAATCGGTCTGCGATTGATTGGGCTGTGTATTTGTCAAAACAAATTTGGCGAGGTCGGTACTGGTCAGCCCAGCCCTTGATGTCCGCAGCGATTTTAAGATCATCGACTGATACCTGTGACTCCCACGTTTGGAGTATTCCCACGCCAATACGGCCGTCTGCAAGTATCTGACCAGCAACGAGGCTTGCATTGCGGCGAGATGGACTGACATCAAAAGCAAAGACTGTATAGCCACCGACCGGAATCGTGAGCGAGGCATCGGAAGTGTCCTCAAGTACGCCATGCGGCCATGGAGAGCTGAGAGAATCAATCCATTGACATAGTAACTCAGTTCTAGTGTTTTCAATCGGGCTAGTTGCAACTGCTTCCTCAAGAGCTTCCTCGCTTATCGTATAGCCAAGTGCAGGGTTCGCTTGAGCCCATCCTTGGCGGTCTGTAATCTTGCAGTATTGGGGAGCGCTGTACTCATAAAACCCAAAGCTCTTTGGCGGGTTTTCTAACGCCCGTTCTCTCATTCCATTAAGGACAGTACTGAAAGCGTCTCCTGCGTTAGTTGTAAGTAATGTTTGAGCATTTGGGCGCGCTCGCGTAGTTGGGATAGCTGCTCGATATCCTTCTTCGTTAATTTCTCTAAGTTCATCGATATATAGAAAGTCGGCGGTTCTTCCACGAGAGCCATCTCTAGTGGCTGCAACAACGTCAAGACGTGTTCCATCGAGCATTTCAATGCTTTCAGTTCCGTTAGCGTAACGTATCTGTTTGACGAATCCTTTAAGGTGGTCATTACTCTCCAATATTGAGGCAACTTGCCTGAATGTCTCTAATGCCATTGAACGGTTCGATGACATGATTAAAATGTTCTTACTATCCCACTTTAGCAAATGAGCAAGGATAAGCATGCGAGCTAGGTGCGTTTTGCCGTTTTGCCTTGCCAGAATTGCAAGACAGGTCTTTCTTATCCAGAAGCCTTGTTTATCTACTGTAAGCATATCCTTCAGCACGTACTCCTGCCACGGCAATAGCGGCATTTGGATAATCTCGCAAAGGTCTTTTACATCTTGCAGCTTGTTTGGACCTTTGAGAGGTATTGATTGAAGCCTTGGTTTGGTTGCCCCACGCAGGGCTTTGGATCGTTTGGCAGCCATCGGGTTAGTTCCCGACTGGTTTGGCTGTAAACGGACTGTCCTCGTGGATTACCGACTGTGTCGGAGAGGGATAGGCAGGAAAAACAGGGGGGGTACGCTTGTTGTCTAAAAAAACGCCCTGTGAGCGTGAGCCCTTCGAGCTGTTGCATGGCTTACATGCTGTGACCATGTTCTCAATATCAATAGCCAGCTCTGGTGCTTTGCTAATTGGAATGATGTGATCAATGGTCATGTCCTTGCCCTCTGCTCCGCAGTAGAAGCAAGTCCAACCATCACGAGCTAATGCCTTAAGCCTTACCTCTTTATACTTCCTTGAGAGTCTAGGGTCATTACGCTTACTGCTCATTGCCAACCCTTAACTCTTAGATGATGTAACGCCTTACAATAGTCAGGCTCATCATACTCTGTAACTCCATATCTATGGCTTACATACTTCCAATAGAAGTAGAACTGGTAATCATAAGGCTTATCTATAACACGCTTATTGCGTATCTGGTAATAACCATAATGTGATCCATTAATAGCATCTATGTCATATCTCGATTCTCTGTAGATAATCTCGTTATGGCATTTCTCTTGTACTTCTGTTAATTGATAATCAGCTAATAATCTAATGTTCTGATATGGCTTTATTGAGCCTTGAGATATAGGACTAGGTACTATAGATAGAGATATCCCAATAACGGCGGCTACCCAGCGAGCTCGACGCTGAGGCGGCTCGCTGTGAGCCCCTTTAAGGGCTCTAGCCTGTAGTGTACCAAGCCAGTCAAGTACATTTGCATAAGTGCTGGTCAGAACGGCGTTTCGTTTCACAGTAATCTCCTATCAACAGGCTGTGGATAACTTGTTGCCAAATGTGGATAACTATTTATCAGTAGAATAGAAGCCTGATCCCTTGAAATGAACTGCTGGAACAGAGCTGTAAACCTTACGCATAGTCTCGCCGCAGAACGGACAATCTAGATCATGCGGCTCTGAGATACTCAATTCTTTGTCATAGCGTGCATTAGCCTCGCATGACTCGTTATTACATTCAAACTCATAGATTGGCATTACATGTCCTGCATTTCACATCGACCAACTTCCATGATCCGCACTTTGCGCATCTTTCAGGCTCTAATTCTACCGAATCTTTCTGAATATCTCCGTAAATTGGAAGGAGTAGCTGCACCAAATCACCAAACCGCATAAAAGCAAGATACTCGGAAGCATCCTCACCCTGTCCATTCATACGACACACCACGAAAGGCAGCTCTTTGCCACCTGCTCGCTTGGTTGCTTGACGCAGCCACTCCAATGGCTGGAACGCCGATCTAGCCTTAACCTCAACGTCGAACGGGACGTTGGTTATATCTTTTCCAGCTCCACGACCTACGCCTGCGCTTCTCCACCATTGCGAGAGATAGGCTGCAACCACTCGCTCAGTACGCAGACCTCGGTCTTTTCTGTGTCGTGTCATGCACGTCCAGCAGAGTTAAGAGTTCCGCACTTGTCACACTTCCAAGCGTTCTGTAACGCTCTTTGCTTAATCTGTGACACGGTTGGAGCTTCATTGCATAACTGGCAGATGATTGCAAAGCCTAGAGCTTGTAAATCATGCGCCGATTGTTGAGCCATGAATAACTGCTCATCTGTAGGGAATTGCTCCCATTCATCATCCTGATTGCGAAAGAATAACTTACCCATTCTTTTTTACCTGTGGCTTCCATTGACCTGTTTCTTTGTCAATCTCGTACCAAATAGGATCGCATTGTGTCTCTTGGGTGTTCTGCCATGAAACGTTGCACTTCCAATGCCCCCACGGCTTTCCCGCTTTAGTCGTTCCGGTTTTCCAAACACGCGCACCATGAACGCAACTCTCGTCCACTGGGGTGCCACCAAGGACAGCCTTGACCGTCTCTACAGCTTGCTCCACCGTTGTCACCGGCGCAGCACTTGAAATTGTCCATGGATCATCTGCCTTTTCTACTGGTACATATTCCTTTGATGTCTCAGCCATCTTAGCCTTTACTTGTGCAACCTCAGCCTTTACTTCAAGGGCTCGATTAACCTTAGCCATTTCGTGAACGCTCGCCCTAGGCTTTCCGTCTGAGTGCTTTGATATACCGCCCGTGTGTAGCGCCCTGCCAATAGCCGAACTCTCAGCATTTTCGCATGCAGAAGTAGAATTAACACCTCTACCAGCAACGATTTCCTCAGCGAACCCTGTGGCAAACGGTATAGCGTCTGCATAAGTCTTATATACACTCGCTTTAAATATAAATCGATCATCTTTGTGTGCCACCAATTCTGTAATAATCGCTCCGTCTGGATACTTTACCCAAAACTTTTCCAATCTCTGATCTACTGTTTCGTACTGGCTTAAATCAAACATTATTCATTCTCCTCATCGTTAGGGCAAGAGCCAAAATAGAAGCATGGACAAGATTCATCACACATATAAATCGTTCTCCTCTGACCTTAGTTGTCCTGATATAGCAAAGTAGGCGCTTCCGTCGATGTAATTATCGACCTTTGATGTCTCCATACTTCTTGCGACTTTGACCAGCGCCAAACACATCGCCACTTGGTAATCCGTAACCGGCATTTCGAGGTATGCAGACCAAAGTGATGCAGTTCGGGACATATTGTCTGTCGGGTGACCGTAGTCCATTCCACGATCCTCGATTGTTGCTCTTGCTTCGTTGAGAAAGTCACCGGCGTTCATCGCTTCGCCTGAAACTGCTCGATGCGACCTTCTACCTTGCCGTCTGATACTCCGAGATAATACCCAGCCATAAATGGGATAACTACAGCTAAGAATGTAAGTAGATAGATATTCATTTGAGCCCTTTCTGTTGTTGTTAGGTGTGAAGGGGTGGGAGTCGAACCCACTCTACCTCTAAAGGATCCTTTCCTAGGTGGAATCCAGTAGTGCAGCTCTAGCAATAGGAGCGTCTCGCCGATACGCACATCGCCTTCACAAGAAAGAACTTTACATCAACCTAAAGCGGCAACCGCCTTTTTTAGATAACGAAATGATAACGATTTGAGTCGGGTCTTCATCCTCAAAGTAGGGGATTGCGATGCTAGCGGGCGCGTCCATAGACCTTGCCCTGCACGATGAAAGTACCGTTCTTTTCAATATGGATTATGTCCACCTGTACGTTAGATCCCTTGACATACATGATGGCAAAGGCTTGCTGCCATTGGGCGCTGCCTTTGGTATATTTTGCAGCTTGGAAGCTCATGAGGTTCCCGACTTCTACCCCGTGTAAGGTGCGACCCATACGACCCCCTACAGACTCGCTGTAAGCCGTTCTGCCGGCTCTATGGGTATGTCCTGATATAACTGACTTACCATAGCGTTTAGCAGCCTCTATGGCGCTCATACCGCCCATTTGCTTGATAGGCGTGTGATCCCCATGAACCGCAACCCACCCCGGGGCTATATTCATAGGTTCACGATGGAATTTAATGCCTAGCTCATCGAACTTCATAAACTTCTCAAAGCGCAGCTCAGGCAAGGATAGGAATGAAGGAATCTTTTTCATGATGATGTTATAAAGCCGGTCAGTATGATTACTTCTTATGCAATCGGTGACGCCTAGCTCCCATAAAAGATCAACGCAACGGTCTCGGTCATCGCCAAGGCTCTGCTCGTAGGCTTGAGGTGTGCCTTCCGACCACTTGCTTATAGTCTGGAAGTCAATCTCGTCACCGATGGTAACTGTCTGGTCTGGCTTAAACTTCTGTAGGAATCTTGCTATGTTCTGAGTTAGATGCACATCCTCGAAGGGAACTTGCAGGTCACTCAGAATTACGATTCGCTTCATTTAGTCCTCGTCGTCATCCTCGTAGGGTAGGTTATCGATGCGATTAGGTAGGTTAGGAATAAGCCAATCAGGGAAGCTGTCACGGTCTGACAGAATCCAGAAGGCATGCGTCTCAGAGAAGCCGGCTTTGCGTAAAGCCTTATAAAACTCGTTTAACGCTATCGCATAAGCATCAAGCGCGTTGTATGTATCAAGATCGATAACAGGTCGCTTTCTCGCCATGACTTTATTATCTATCTAGGAGTATGTTGTAAATCTCATCGACACGCGTATTGAGTCTCTTAATTTCTGAGAGCAAATGCGTGATGACATAGCCAGCCAAGCCGCCTAGGATGCCAATGCTGGCGATGTAAAGGGTAAAGAAATCCTGTTGTGTCATTTCTTAGGGCTCGCATATCCGAACACTCCTGCGACGATAGCGCCGAGGATAGAGCGATAGTCCAAAGCGAAGTTTGAGGTTGTACCCCATACTGCTAGGAACGCTCCAAATGAGATAACTGCTGGGTGCTTCATGTTCATTATTTTCCCCCTAGTAACGGAATATCAAAGAAAGCGCTCGAGTCATCTTTCTTGCTAAAGCTGATATGGATATGAGTCCGGTGGCTGTTAATCCCAGTATAAGTTCTCCAACGCCAATTCCTCTTGCTTGATGCAATTTTGCCGTTGTAAATGATATACGAGATTCTGCCATTAGCCTTTGCATATCGTCGAAGCTGATCCGCAAGGTCAGAGGCGAAGTCGGGCTTTGCCTTTCCAGATAAATCCCTGTCGGTATCAATTGCCCATACGATATTTTGCTCATCAGGATTGTGATCAGAAGGGCGCGCTGCGTGGCGTGCATCGCCAAGCCAGCCATCGGAACTCCTGTTTCGGTCAGGGAAACAATCATCAATTTGTTCCCTTAATTGTTTCCCAGCTTTACAGAGCTTGGGTGTGTTCGACATTGCCGCACTCCCATCGCTTCTGTTCCGTTAGAATCAATTCATCATGACCACAATCAGGCATTGGGGCTATAAACGCATCATCGATTGGATCGTAGGTGTATCCAACTCCTGCATAGTTATAGCGAATGTTTCCATTGTATGAAGTACGAACACAGGTCTGCCCTCTAAAGTTTCCATACCAAGTTTCTGTGTCTAAACCTTCAATAAGTTCAGTCTCATCAATGCCAACAATAACTTCTGTGACAATGTTGTTCTCATCTAAAAATGCGTAATGTGCCATTATGCAAAACTCACATTTCCTGTGCCAGCAGTAATTGTTGTGACATAGTTAGTTCCAACTGTTGTAGTTGAACCAGTTAATCCTGCTCCGATAGTGATTGTGTAATCTGTTGGATAGCGAAGGATTACAACTCCTGAACCGCCATTACCGCCAGCGCCCCATACTTCACCACCGCAGCCACCACCGCCACCGCCAAAGTTTGCTGTTGCATTGCTACCGTTACCGCTGTTGCTTCCTGCGCCGCCACCGGCTGATGCTGTGCCGCCGCTCGTTCCTGTGTAACCACCACCGCCGCCACCACCGCCTCGTGCAACTGATGATCCTGTTACAGATGATGAAACTCCTGAACCGCCACCACCGCCGCCTGATGATGTCGCATTAGCTGCAACGCTTCCTGCGCCACCACCACCGCCGCCGTTAACATTGGAAGGCAAAACTGCAACACTACCGCCATAACCTTGATTAGCTGTTCCAGTTCCGGCTGTGCCTGCGCCACTATCCCAGCCACCACCGCCACCTGAGCCGCCGTTCTTACCATTACGACCAGTTGGACCAGCGCCGTTAGAAGTACCACCGCCACCACCGCCGCCTGTTGAGGTGATTGTGCTGAATACAGAATTGTTACCGCTGATTCCAGGGTCTGCATTGTCTGTGCTTGAGATGTAACCTGCACCACCAGCGCCAACTGTTACCGTGTAATTTGTTGCTTTAGATAAACTTAATGCGGATTCAGCAGAAGCGCCACCGCCTGATGATTCACCTGAAACAGATGAACGATATCCACCGGCTCCACCGCCGCCATTACCGCCATAACCACCACCTGCGCCGCCACCACCGGCAAGCACAATGTATTCAACGGATAAAGCTCTTATATCGGCTTTGAAGCCTACAATTCCTGCTGTGATGCAACCAATCATTATGCGATTGATCCTACAACGTACCAAGTGTCTGTTGCTGTCTTGATGCAAACTGCTGTCTTGTATTGAGCCAATGTTGGAGATGCAGGTACTGAGCCAGCTGAAAGTACCGTAGTAGTACCTGAAGTTACTGCGCTGATTGTCACAGTACCTGCACCCTTGTTAAGTATAGTGATTGCTGTGCCTACTGGGAAGGCTACTGAAGCATTGGTGGGAATCTTGAACGCTACGGCTGTTGCCTTGTTCATAGGTACTAGGGTCTGATACTGGTCAGTTAGGACTGCTGTGTAATCTGCTGTCTGATCTGAGCCAACTGTGAAGGCGATAAGCCCGTTGAACATCGAGGCTGTGAGGATGTCACCTGTTGCCGCTGGAAAGCCTGTTGCCATTTATATCTCCTAGTAAGTCATTGCACTCACGCCAATTATACCGCGTTCTGTGCTTCCTATGATGAATCCATCGACGATGGGCTCAAGTGTTGTAACTGTTACCTGCATTGAATTAGGGCTGATGTTCCACGATAAACCCTGCACCTGTAGCGTCTTGACGATTGTACTGCCGTCAGGCTGGTTATTAGAAATATGGACATTGTCGAAGTAATCGAGCCCAATCATTGTGTCAGTTGGAACTGATGGGTCTAATAGATCAACAGTCATCTGATCAATGCGGATTGTTGTCTCAGCTCTAGTGGCTACATAGGTTGCAGCGATATTAAGGGCATTGGCATCGGTATCGATAACCAAGTCCTGAGCGCTGTACTGGTGAGGAAAGTATTTAGCGATAGAGGTTGCGTTCTCTGCGAACTGGGCTGTGCCGCCGTATCGGGTCATTTGTGCCTGATTGATAATGAGCTTGTCATCAAAGGCGAATACGAGGTTACGGTAAGGGATACCGCCGGTCTGATTAAACTGAATAGGAGTGCCAGCGATAGAGGAAGCAACTGTGTTTCTATCCTTAAATATGGCTGTGCCTGATGGGTTGATATAGAACGCACCCTGCTCAGAGAACTCTGCGTTCTTGATGGCATTGAGGGAAGTGCGCAGAGTTGCTGGGTCAGCGATGCAGTTAGATTGACCAGTAGCGATTGTGCGCATATTGGTCGGGAAGTCCACCTGATCTAGAATCTTGCCAATGCGTGTGCCGGTAGATTGCCCTGCTCCTGAGTCCGCAACGGTTGTCACCTGAGCTAAGTTGAACAGGCGGAAAGCATCAGCGACATAGATATCGACATAGCCCATCTGTTCTGCTTGGTCATATGTATAACGGTACTCAGTTGTATAGCCTGAGAATAAGAATTTCTGAGTTGTGCCAGTAGTGGCTGCAATACGAACCTTGCGCAGAGGCACTAAATAGCCGTAGTAAGGGCTGGCTGTGTTCTGAGGGTTAAAGTATGAGTCAGGGTCTGTAATGCGTACAACGGCTGTTCCAGCTGTATAGGTGTCTGACTGGATATCTCTGCCTCGGTTGATGGTGATATTGCGAACGTTGGGAGTGAGATCAACTGTTGGAACTGGAACTGTAGTCGAGCCAAGTGTGCCTGTGCCGAGAATGCCATACTTAGCATCGCCAATAGTAAATGGGTAGCCGAAAGTCGCACCTGAACTAAAGTCGAAGGATACGGATATCTCAGCAGGAAGCGCCATTATCGACCAAAACTGCCTAGTGTTCGATTAACGCTGGATGGAATACCTGAGAGTGAAGTATCTTGTAGAGCTGTTGCGATTGTCTTGCCGTCAATCTGAACAACGACAGGAGCTTGCCCGAATGGAGTGCCGATATAGCCTGAGCCATTGCCGCCAGCCTGTCCGAAAGGTGTTCCCATTGTGTCCACGAATGAACCGGCTTGCCCGAATGGAGTGCCTGTATAAGTTGAGACTGTATTAGTTGAAGGGGTAACAACTGAAACTGTCGCTGTGCTTGAGCCAGCAGTCGCTACTTGGCGAGCCTTCTCCATAAGTCTGTCTAAATACGCTTCCCATGATGCAAACGGATTTTTAGCGTCAGGTAGGCTTGCAAGGTATCCTGCGAGCTTCTCGCCTAGTCCTTGAGCCTTAGCAATCTCATAGGTGAGTTTCTGTGCCTCTGATACATTGCCTGTCAGCAAAGCGAACTGAAGTTCTACACGCTTGCGATCCTCGTCAGATAACTTGCCCTTAAGCGCAGCAATGAGTTGAACCTGCTCAAGGTCAAAGATAGAGCCAGCCTTCTTAAGTGCGTTCTGCTTCTTTTGCTCGTCTGTGAGGGCTTTCTGAGACTTAACCTGTTTAGCCTGAAGGGCTGCAAGTTCTTTAGCGCGCTTGGTTGCCGTTGCCTCTGCTTGGCGCTGTTGCGCTGTGCGTCGAGCTGTACCGGCTGGCGAGGCTGAACGACCTGAACCTGAAGCAATGGCAATGCGCTGCGCTTCCTTCTCTCGCATCATCTTGTCATATTGGACTAGCTTGCCGTTAGATCCTGTTATGCCGCCGAATGAGGTTAGATAGTCAAGTCCTTTATAAAGTTTGACGACTGTGCCTACTGCTGTTGCAGCAGCGTTGGTAATTGCATTGATGCCCTTAGCAATGTTGTTAATTGTCTTGGCTGCATCTGAAGCTGATGAACCGCCGCCCAACTTAGCAAAGGCATCTACTAAGCCCATGCCGATAGTCTCCTGAGCGTTACCTGCTGCAACTGTGAGAACTTCCATCTTGTAAGAAGTAGTTGTTAGATAGTCCTGCGCTGCACCTGCTGATCGTGCCAGCATGATGCCTAGAATCTCGTTAAATGACTTGGTTGTGATTTCTGCTCGGGTTAAACCTGTGTTGTATTTGGTAAGTCCACGAGTGATTCCGACGTAACCCTTGCCTAAGTCTGTTGCGACTGTTGCCAAGTCAATACCGCTTGCGCGACTAATCTGAATAGCATTGTTGAGCAGTTCCTGAGACTTAGTGAGTGATCCGGTTGTTGTAAGCAATGACTGGAAGGCAGGGCGCAATACATCATCTGCAATAGCTGCAGTCTGCTCAAGGCTTGCAATAAAGTCTGTGACCTTAGCCTGAGAGAATGACAGCCCGAGGTTATCTACTGCCCCTGCAAGTCTGCGAGCTGCTGCCTCATCTGCTGCGAAAGCCTTGACTGCTGCTTTGCCGTAAGCTGCCATTGCTGCAGAGCCAAGAGTTAAGCCGAGAGTTCTGCCAAGTGACTTGACTGTGGACTCTAATTTTTTAACGCCTTTATCGGCTTTGTTGAGCCCTGCGGAATCGTAAGTGGTGGCAATACGAATCGCTAGATCTGTCATGCCCGCCATTAGTCTTTGCTCCTTGCTCTAAATGTCTTATTGCCAGCGCCTTTAGACACAACTACAACTGTGTTGTTTGCAGACTGGATAGCCTTGACAACTGCTGCTGTAGTTCTGCCCTGATCCTCAGCCCATGCCCTAAACATAAGGCGACCTTTAGTCTTACGAGTTCTGCGCCCTGGAGTGTTGGACTGCTGGCTATCTACTAAAGGCGGAAGCGCGTTAATGAACTGGCGACCAGCGTTAGGGTTAGCAGACTTATTAACCTCTTTGCCGCCTTGCCATCCCATTGAGAACTGACCGTTCTTAAATTTCTTTTCGCGCTGTGCTGCTGGCAATCCGCTAGGGTTCTTACGACCTGCAGTCTCATAAATAGCACCAGCAGCAGATTTGTTAAAGATAGTTGCAAGGCTCCTAAAGCCTCGCTTGTTAGGCTTGGTTGGAGTTGTTGAATAACCCAAGCCCTTCTTAATAATGCCTGAGTTAAAGGCTCGATACTCCCACTCGCCTACAGGATTAGCCCAACCACTTAAAGGAGAGTCAGCAGGTACGAAGCCACGCGCACGATTAACAACTTTGCGTAGGTGTCCGGCAACTTCCTTCTGCGTTTCCTTGGCTAGTTCAGGAGTATATTTCTTTAAGGCTTTCCTAAGAGCTACGGCGTCGGTGAGCTCGACTGGCATCGTTTCTCTCCTTCGCTATGTCCTTGAGGACTTCTAGATGTGCCTTAAACGCTATCGCTGGTAATTCAACAATAGTTTGAAACGGAACTCCATACTCGTAACTAAGCCTAGCTGCGAGATAGGTGAGGGAGTTCCGATCTATCCTAAAGGGTCAGACTCTAGAACCTCAACTGACTTGAGGGTCTCCAGAAATCCTTCCCCAAAGGGTTTGACCGTTTCACCCGAACGACGGATTGCTTCCCAGCAGAGCCAATAGACATCAGATTGCTTCTGATCCTCTATCAGCGCTTTGTGAAAGCCCTTCTTGGCGTATTGCTCGAAGGCATACTCAATCAGAGGAGTTATCTCAAACTCCTGTACTGAATTGTCAGCCCTTGTTACCTTTAGCTTTGCCATGTTAGCCCCTTAGTTTCTTATTAGGAAGTTGTTACTGCGATTGTACCTGATACGTTGAATGTCAGGCTTTGTGTTGAGAGATCAGCAACTGAGCCGTTGATATCGGTTGTGTTGTTGATAAGGCATGTCATTGAGTAAAGTGGGTTAGCTGCTGAAGTTGCTGCGCTTGACTGCTTTACTGTGATTGGCGCGTTAGTTCCCCAAATGCCCTGAAGGGTCTGAAGGACTTCGCCTGTTGCTGTGTCATTGAGGAAGTCGATTGTGATTGATGATGCTTCCAAGCCCTTAACGAACTTGTGACCTGAATCACCCATTGCTGTTACTTCGAGTTCATCGAATGAACGGTTGATTGTGACTGCTGTTACGTGGTCTGAGAGATCAACTGAATTGACTGTCAAAACTACGCCATTGTTTAGAAATACTGCCATTTCAGTTATTCCTCATCTTTCTTGGTAGTTGGTTTTGGTGCTGGTGCTGCTGGTGGAACTT